TGCATCATGCCACTTACCATTATCATGCACAACAATATACTTATCATCTTCCAGTGCAGCAACAGAAGATAGTACAGTCATGTGACTCAGGTTAAGTTCTTTACAGATAGAACGTACAGAAATCTTATTCTTGATGCCTTGTGCTTCTCTTTGTTTGAACCAGATGAGAAGTAGTTTAGTAGCAGCAGTGTGCTTGGATTGTAGGAATTCTTCTAGTTTAGTCATAGTTACTCCTTGTTTAAATAGGTAAGTTAATTATAGGCTATGTACTAGTGCTTGTCAACGGGCAAGTTAAGATAATTTGAGTGCATCACAAACCTCTTTACAGCCTCTACAACACGTGCTACAGTCCTCTAGGTACATCCCTAGCAGGAACGTAAGTATAATCAATCCTAGAGCGTTCTGGAAGGTTCTAGAGGGTGTTGACAAGGTAGGTTAGATAGGTTAGGATGTAACTTGTGTTTAAACGAAAGGAAAAACAAATGCTTAAAATCAAATACTACAATACTAATGTAGGCGTTATCTTTCAGGTGCACAACGCAGCTTATTACTCTGGAGATATCCTAAAGAATTCATGTGATTTTATTGATAATACCCCTGTAGAAAGTATTCAAAGTCTAAACAAAGGTTGGTTCAAGATTGACAGTCTTCCTTGCTCTATCAAAAAGAAAGTTAAAGCTAAGAAGGTTATGGTTGGGCATGAACTAAAGAGTCCTTCTCTTGTTTCAGATAAGGTTCCTGCTTTTCTTACTCTTGAACAACTACCTTATGTTGAAGACGATAATGAAGATTACTATGGGTTCTCAGGCGAGTACAAAGAGATTGCTTATTTGTATGTTCCTAAGTACGAAGAACAACCTGAAAAACTAGAGGAAGTTTCATTTGAACTTGTGCACCTAGGAGATATTGAAGTAAGTAATTACACAGCTCCTGAAAAGATGCTAATTAAGCAAGTACCTGAGAATTTTGGAGGTAAAGTACAAACTGCAGATTTATCTGATATTGTGCGCTATGAAGATCTATATGAGCTTCTTACTCCTAGTTTTCTTGTGCACAATTGCCCATGTTATCTAAGTAGTGAGCAGATGTTTAAGATTGTTCGTCACTACGTGAAGGAGAATATCAATCCTCGTGTAGCTGAGATTACTTCTGATTATGCTTTTTGTTTTACTGTAAAGAAGGTGCTGATGAAGGAACCTTCAGTTGTATCAAAGCTGAAGAAACCTCAGAGGGAACTTTTTGAAGTTTTTGAAATGACATGGAAGGGTTATGGTGGTAAGAAGAACGGCTATGAAGGGTACACTCCGATTGCAGAACTAAAAGCTGATAGTCTAGAGGATATGAAGAATAAACTTGAAGACTATCTTAAGAATCTTATTGAAAAGATTAATGCAGAAGTTAAGCAGTGTAGCTGCTGTAATGGTACTGGTCATGTTGTAAATAAGATTGAAACTAATTTTAAACTTTGAGGTAAATATGAAAGAACTAGTTGGTAATACTGTAAAGAAAGTCCTGATTAACGAAGGCGAGCATGTTCTAGCTTTCATAACTGATAATGAAGAATATATTTATGAAGCAGGAGCAGATTGTTGTTCTGAGACTTGGTTTGCAGACATTCTCGGAACAAATATCTTAATTGGAAACGAAGTTATTTCTGTAAAAGAAATTTCTATTAATGTATTGGATGATTATAACGTAGATGATGGACGTTGCAGACAAGATTATGACCAAGTATATGGCTATAAAATTACTACAACTAAAGGGTATTGTGATGTGATCTTTCGTAATAGTTCAAATGGCTACTATGGAGGTTGGATTGAAAAACTTGAGAGACCAACCAACTACTTCACAACTCGTGGATATAACTTTATTGAAATTACAGAAGATTGGAGTGCATAATTGTCAGACCTAATCTATAACGCTATCCGTACTCCAGATGGAACTATCCTTGAAAGTCGTTCCGTTCATGACTTTGTAAGCCACACTGACGCTAATGGTAAATTTTATGCAGTAGATGGCGGGCTTGAATATCTTAAACGATGTGGGTATATGGACTATGAGGAACTAAGTTTGACATTAGAGGATGAATTCAGTAAGATTCGAGATACTTTACAATGGGGTACCACTGGGAAGGCTAGAAATCGGCCTTTGAAGAAGGTCAAGATTAAAGATTTAGATACTGAGCATATCTTGAGTATCCTAGATTTGCGTTATCTAGGAAGTAAGTTCAGGATTGTACTTGAGAAAGAACTTGAGTTTAGGAAAGGAGCATACGATGCTAAAAGTATTTGATTGTCTGTATAAAGACAACCCTGGTCTGTTCGAGTTAGTTACTGAAGAGTTTGAAGATTAGATGAAGTTTAAACAATAATTCTATCTATTGACAAAGATTAGAACATACTATATAATAGTTGTGTATGCTAATTGTAGGTTGTGAAAAGAAGTCCTAGAATATAATTCTTTGAAACTACAAGTAACTCCTTTACAATTAGACCATACATGCTATCGCCGGCTTACTTCCTTTCGACGGTGAAACTGAAAGACGCTGAAACTATTAGACAATTGAGGTTTAAGAAGTCAGCGTACTTTCTTTATAATAACAATAATAAATTCACTAGAGGTTGACAATGAGTAATTTTAGATATAACATAACTAAGAAGTGCGCAGTTTGTGATGAAGTATTTATAGCAAATATGCTTGACTCAAGTGATTGTGTATGCGATAATTGCTCTGATATTGCAGTTGATAAAGAAGATGGTGTAGAGTATAGTAATACAAGTTTTAAACAAGAATTAATGCTTGAGTTGAATTATGGAAGTTATAGAACTCAGGCTGTATTTTATGATTAAAATTTTGCCCCTGTAGCTCAGTGATAGAGCAATCCCCTTGTAAGGGATAGGTCGTCAGTTTGATTCTTGACTAGGGGCACCACTTGAGTTATATGATAACTATGAAGAAACATTGGAAATTTACAAAGCATTTTGCTGAAAGATTTATTCAGAGATTCAATGGATCTCGTAAAGAAGTTGATCCGATAAAATCATACTTTGATCAAAATGTTTTACAATGTGTGTTTAATTGCCATTTATATGGAGGACCACAAAGAGTTAAAGTAGGTAAGTATAAGGTTTGTTACAAGTATGATGATACGTCTAAGCAAATTATAGTTACTACAATTTATTAAAGGGCGATTAGTATAGTGAGAATACGCTGCGTTTGCATCGCAGAGTCTCCGGTTTGAATCCGGGATTGTCCACCAAGTTAAATCTGTATGTAGGCTAGTTGGTAAGTCGCCTGATTTGGGGTCAGGAGATCGGGAGTTCGATTCTCTCCGTACAGACCATAGTTTTAAATTTGCATCTGTGGCGTAATTGGGAGCCGCGACAGTCTTATCACTGAAGAATAAATTCCTTTTAATAGTTTGATTGAAAATAATATTATATGAAAAGAAAAATAATAACAGATGATATGCTTATTGATGCAGCAATGGACAGTAAAAGTATAATGGGTGTTTTAAGATTTTTGGGAATAAAAGAAGCTGGTGGAAGTCATACTCACTACTCGAAAAGAATAAAGTCGATTGGTATAAATACAGAACATTTTGAGAGAGAGTTCATAACAAAGGAAAGCCATCAAAAAATAAAAAATCAAAAGATGATATTCTTATTTTAAGAACTTCTGGCGGCAGATCAAAACCACATCATCTAAAACGTGCATTAATTGAGAGTGGTATAGAAGAAAAATGTAGTAAATGTGGACAACTACCAAATTGGTTAGGAAATCCATTAACTTTGGACGTTGATCACATAAATGAGAATTGGTTAGATGATAGGATTGAAAATTTAAGATTTTTATGTCCTAATTGTCACAGTCAATATAGTAGAAATCTTATTTAATAATAGTGTGGGTTCAAGTCCCTCCAGATGCACCAATAAGGAAGCGTGGCAGAGTCTGGTTTATTGCAGCAGTCTTGAAAACTGCAGGTCCGAAAGGGTCCGCGAGTTCAAATCTCGCCGCTTCCTCCAAGTTTAAGCGGCATTAGTTTAATAGGTAAAATTCTTTCCTTCCAAGTAAGAGTTATCGGATCATTCCCGGTATGCCGCTCCAACATCAATAACAACCCTACAGGATTTTCCTCGTAGGGTTTTTGTCTTTATATCTAAGGAGAAAACATATGAGTGAAGTAGCACCGAAGACAGGTTGGCGTGGTCCTCCTGGGAGTATTAATACTGCGGGAAGAAAGAAGAAAACTGACGAAGATCGTAACAAGGAAAAGAAGACAAACCGTCAGCGCAGAGAGGAATCTTTATTAAATTTGGTACGCAAGTTTAGTGGTATTCAAACCAAAGCTATCCAAGCTGCTGTAAAGATTTTAGATAATAATGAATCTAATGATGCTTCCAAACTACGTGCCGCTGCATTAATTATTGAAACCCACAGAGCACTACTCAAGGATCTTTATGACTATCGCTATGATGAAGAACCAGCAGAGTCTATCACTGAAGATCCTCCTGCTCCCAAATTCAGTCTGAAGATGTTAGAGGAAGACTAATGGCAAGAGCGAAAAAGATTATAGGAACTAAAACTAGAGGTGTAAAAGAATCAGAAGTAATCTTTGCACCTTGCAGCAAACCTCAAGAGGCTTTCTTGGATCAAGATAATGCTGCATTTTTCACATTATATGGTGGTTAGTTAATACTGCTGGGCCTCCATTCAACACCTGCTTAATCGGTGAACTCTAAGGTGATGAACTCACTATGACAATACCGAGCCAAACTGAAGTTTAAGTAACTTCATGTGTGCGTAGAGACTATCGAAAACACTACGAGAGTAGGAAGTGAGTAGAGTAGAGTTCAAGCGAACTCGAAACAGCAGGGTGCCTAATTTATTAGGTTCAAGATATAGTCCGATCCTCAAGGAAACTTGAGAATATTCTAGCAAGATAAGCAATAAATACTGAATTTACCAGTCGTCAGCAGGTGCGGGTAAGTCAGCAGCAATATTAGGCTCCATTCTACCTCTGTGTCACCATCCAGGTACTAGAGCAATCATTATTCGTCAAACTACCCGAATGCTTGCCGGTGTAGGCGGTCTATTTGATGCAGCTATTCAACTATTCTATAAAGTTGATCCAAAATTACGTGTCAATAATAAAGACCTAATCATTACCTTCAGTTCAGGTGCAGTCGTTCAATTCACCTATCTAGATAAGCCTCAAGACAGAAACAGCCTACAAGGTAAAGAATATTCGTTCATGGCATTTGACGAGTGTCAGCAGTTATCCGAAGACAATGTACTCTACGCTCTATCGCGCTTGCGCAGTACCATTGTAGATTACCCTGTCCGTGCTGTAGCTACGTGTAACCCTGATTATAACTCCTTCCTGCGTAAGTGGGTAGAGTTCTGCTTAGATGAACGTGGTATCCCTATTCGTTATCCAGACCATAATTATCCTCTTAGATATTATGTTAATACAGGTAATGGAGGTATTCGTTGGTTTGATAACCTAGAAGAAGCTACAGCTATTTACGGTAACAAACGAGATTCAGGTATTAAATCATTTAGGTTTATTCCAGCTACCGCAGAAGATAACAAAGTTCTTCTTAGGACTAACCCTGAGTATCTAAGTACTCTACGTTCGCTCCCTCGCGTGGAAATGGAACGTCTGTTATTAGGCTCATGGTATGCACGTGAATCAGCTTCAGGCTATTTTAAACGTGAATGGGTAGAAGTAGTAGATACACCTAACTATAGCGCAAATAAGCGCGTTCGTGTATGGGACTTAGCATTCTCAAAACCTTCTGAAGTTAGGCCAGATGTTGATGCTACTTGTGGAACTTTAGTATCTAAGGATAACTTAAATATTTATACTGTAGAAGATTGCTTCCTTATGCGAGATAGAGTACATGAAGTAGAAAGAGCTATCTTTAGCATTGCAGAGAAAGATGGGCGAGAAGTAACGATTGTTCTTCCTCTAGACCCTGGAGCTACAGCAGGAGCTTATTGTAGAGATTTATCTAGACGCTTATCGGAAAGAGGATTTCACGTAAAGCTAGTTAAACCTGAGAAGGGTAAGCAACAGAGATTCCTTCCTTTTGCTAGTGCAGCAGAGGCTAGGTTTGTTAGATTCGTTAATGGAGATTGGTTAGAAGAAGCATTTACAGAACTAGAGAATATGGATTTCTCGCATCATACACATGATGATGTAGCAGATACCCTAAGTGATGCTTTCTTTGTTCTAAATAAAGAGACTACTCTGCCCATCTTTAATGTTCCTGATCTAGCTATGAACTCTCCTAGTAGAATTCCTTCTGTTACTTCTGTACCTACATCTGGAGCTACATTGCCCAAATCATTTGTCTAGTTATAACTATATCTGGAAGCTAGATTCTTATTCATAAAACAATACAGGAGAAATTATGCCGAGAAAGAAGATTGAAGAAGTCTCTCAGCAAACAGAAATTAGCAAAGCCGTAAATGCAGGAGATACACCCGAGAAATTTAAGCTATCAGCTATTGGTTCATCTGGGCTTAATATTTTTTCTGGTGTTACCTATGATGAACTTCAGCAGGATCTACAGTGGCCTAATTCTATCTTAACTTACAAAAAGATGACATATAGTGTCCCTGTGAATGCTTGCTTATCTCTATTTGAAAATCTTATTAGTAAAGTTAAATGGAGGGTTAAACCTCCTGTGAATGCTACAGCACAAGAGCTAGAGCAAACTAAATTCGTTGAAGAATGCCTTCATGACATGGATAGTTCGTTTAGGGAAGTAATCAAGGATTCCTTAAGTTCTAATATCTATGGTTTTGCTATTCAAGAGAAAGTTTATCGTAAGAGACTTAAAGAGAATGGTAGTTTATATGAAGACGGTAAGATTGGCCTAAAGAAGATTTCTCTGCGGAATCAAGAGACTATCGAAGGGTTTCTATTCGATGAGAAGACTGGAGATATTAAAGGCGTAAAGCAGAACTTAGATTTGGTTAGTAATCTTTATAGTAGAGCACGCAAGGGAACGGTTGTTATACCCCGTAGCAAATACGTGCATATTACGGTAGGTCGTAATCGTAGTGATCCTTTCGGTAAGAGTATGCTTCGGGATGTATATATGGCTTGGCGGTATCTTGAATGCCTGCAAGAAATGGAAGCTACTGGAGTACAGAAAGACCTTAACGGCTTTCCACTTTTACGCGTACCCAGCCAATTAATGTCTAGCGATGCTTCCCCTGAACAGAAACTTATTCTAGAAAACCTCAAGAATATTCTTCGTAATCTACAGAATAATTCCCAAGCTGGTGTAATGCTTCCTTCTGCCGTAGATGAAATGACAAAGACTAAACTCTTTGATATTGAGTTACTTTCTACTGACGGCAAGAAGAATTACAATGTATCTGATATTAAAACTTACTACCAAAATCAGATTTACATCGGCATGGCGGCGGATGTTCTTGCAATGGGACTTAATGCTTCAGGTTCTTTTGCACTAGGACAATTGAAGAATAGCATTACTGGATCCGCTGTTGAGTCAATGCTAGATAATATTGTAGAGTCCTTTGAACGTGATGTTATCCGTCAATTGTATGAACTTAATGGGTTCAATGGTCGTTTATGTGAATTAGATTATGAAAATCTTCATGCTCCTGATTTAGAACTATCTAGTAAATTCTGGCAACGAGTTGCTACATCTGGATTAGTTGAACTTGATCGTGATGTTCTTAACTCTATTCGTTCTTCTATTGGTATTGATACTTACCCTGATGATGAACCCCCTAAGTTGGATATTCTGACAGGTAACTCTTCTCGTGCTGGTGATGGTATGGCAGTAGGAGGATTGAATGGTACAAGTTCTAATCCTTCAGCTTCTGATACTAGCACTAATAACCTAGAGAATGCAGCATGATACTTAGTAAAATCCGTATGCGTTTAAACTGTCTTATTTTCGCTGTCGGATTATGGCTAAACAATAGAATGAAGTCTTCTTTATTTGTAACAAGGTCAGTAGGTCTAAAAGGATTAATTCCGCATTTTGGACACATTACTTACAAGAATAAATTTATAATTATTGAAGACTACATTCCTAGGAAGCGAAAGACAGGTATTGTAGATAAGGGTGACTCATTTGTTCTATTTGATGGAATGTATAGAGCTAGAGTCTATGAATTAAAAGCAGTATCTACTTCGGATACTTTATTTGCAGTTAGAAAAGAAGTTTTATTCAAGTATAAAGGAGAAATTAGTGACAGACATTAAAAAGATGGAATTTAGTGACGAGACAGGTCAGGTCGATATTGAGAAGGCGGACGGTACTATTGTCAAATATAACATGGCAGATGTGGTTACGGCTTCAACCAACTCGTCAGGGGGGGTTGCAAAAAACACTAATGTGATGACCGGCGTTGATGTTGCCGCATCGGCCACAACCGGGCATCGCACCTCGGACGGGGTCATTTCTGCGACTACGTCGATTGCCCCGCTCTCAGTTGCTCAGCCCATAACCCTCAATCGCGTATCGGGGTATTGCGCAGTCGCCCAGGCTGGCGCGCTGGTCGAAATCGGTCTGTACAAATCGGATCGCACGCTGATCGCACGCACCGGGGTGCGTGAACTGGGGCCGGTCGGGGCATTTGAGTTTTCGCATCCCGAGGTCACGCTTGACCCCGGCGTTTATTTCTATGCCGTGTCCTGCACTGGTACGACGGCACAGATCGCAATGACGGACTCCGGCGGTGGATATACGGCTGCCGTCGCCGTCCCGCTCACCGAT